TATCAACTTCATTAGGGTTGATGTTACCAATATCAATTTTGAATATTCTCTTTTCAGGAGCTCTCATAATACGATGGATTAACATCGCATCTTCCATTAATTGTAATTGTTTCCAAACTCTACGGCCGTTTTCAATCATAGCCTTACCATATGGTAGGAAGTTTGTATCCGAAAGTAAACGGAAGTGAGCCATTTCATAGTTCTCATATTCCTTTTTACCAAATCTGTCTAATTCAACTTTAAACTTAACATAGTTTTGATTCATTGGGTCAGTACCTTCCAATCTTTCCGTATTATATACAGAGTATGGAGTTACATTAATAATACCCTTACCTTCTGCCATTTCTAATGCTAAAAAGAAATCACCATATTTTACTAAGTTTCTAGTCCAAGGCCAAAGGTTAAATTCTATGTTTATAATATCATAAAATAAGTTATGTAGTATTGCACTTACATTTTCATTTGATGATTTGATTGTTAATATATCACCATATTCATTCTTTGTTGTAGATTCATCTGAATAGATATCTAATGCCGATGCGATAATAGGGTCGTTATCCATAGCATCATAATCTCTGAATAACTCTCTACGAACCTGATGGTATGCCATTGATTGTGCACCCTGATTTGTTTCGTAGTATGACCTTTGTAATTTTGTATATCTATCTCTAAGATTTACAAAATTTGTATTCATTTGTTTTTCATCCGTATCAACAACTCTACGCTTACCGTCTTTATCAACGGTAACAATAGCATTTGTTGAAAATAATTTCTTTAGTCTACCAAAAAAACTTTTACTATCATCTAATTCTTGTTCTGCCATAATTTATTTTATCAGTTTTCTATTTTGACATTCTATAACATAAATATCGTAAAATGTCAAAACACTACAACCATTGTGATAAATCTTCAAATCCATCACCAACTCTCATTTTCCAAGGGTTATCATTCATAGTATCATTACCACCATAAATTCCTTGAGATGTATTTGATGTGATACCACTTACCGCTTGTTTGGTTAAATCTATACCTTCTTGTCTTAAACGAAGTGCCGTATCTCTAACCCATAACCCAATTGATATAGCCATAACTAAGTCATCATTATAACCCTTCATAGCTTCTGCTCTACCATTCATATAAATAAATGTAAATAGTTCATCTATCAAACGATTAGAACGAATTATAATTGATTTCTCTCTAAAGTAATCAGTTAGTTTAGATATGATTAAAGGTCTAGTTTTAGAAGTAGTTGAAAAACCAGCTACCAATCCTTTATCCTCTGCTCTATATCTATTTGTCATCTGATTCTCTACGTCAATGTATTTCAAATCCTTACTCATATAGAATAAGTTTTTATAATCTCTATCAATTACTTGCTGGATTGTTGCCCAACCAATGTTTGCATTCTCTATTACAAGAAGTGCATCGTTATATTCAGTTGAAAGTGCTACTAAGAAGTTTCCAAAATCTTTTGTATCAACTTTACCTTTGTATTCAGCTACTTGAACCGAATTAACTATATCAATTACATGACAAGTAGAATAATCTGCTCCATCACCTCTGGCCACATCGGCTACTACCATATAGGATTTAGAATAATCGGGATGTTCCCATTTCCAAAGATTTCCATCAAATCCACCTTTCTCTATTGGGTCTTGAATATATGTTTCTTTATAAAACATTAGGGTTTCGGGTTCAACTACAGTTTCACCAGAAGATACAAAATCACAATCACATTCTTGTGCTGCTTTCTTTACACCTAATAGTTTTTCTTGCTCATCTCTCCATTTCTGGTCTCTTTCCGGATGCACTGTCCAATGTAATCTGATTGTATTGAATGGGTTTCTACTTTCCTCAGCTCCTAACCAAGTTTGGTGAAACCAATTACCCACACCATTAGGAGTAGATAGTGCAATACAACTACCACCCGTTGAAAGGGTAGATTGTGCTGATACCCAAATCTCATCAATATCATCAATGAAAGCGGCCTCATCAAATATAAGAAGTGATAAGGCTTCAGAACGTCCTGCATCAGGAGAAGAAGCAATAGCCTTAATTTGAGAACCATTTTGCAAACGAAGGGAAAGCTTGTTATCTTCCATAGAACCTCCCTTAAGCCATGTTGGGAGTAAATCATGCATTACTCTTACTTTAGTTACTAAGTTCTTTGCTACCTCCTGTTTTGTTGCAATTACCAACACATTAAAATCCGTATTGAATATCATTTTCCAAAGTGAAAATCCAGCACAAAGTGTTGATATGCCAGTTTGACGTGATTTTAGAACTACGTTAAATCTATTATCTTTAAATTGAGTTAAAGTTTTTTCCTGAAATGGAAATAATTGAAAAGGTATCTTACCCCTAACAGGATGCTGAATCATACAATACTTTTTCATAAAATGTATCGGGTCTACCGCACATTTTTTGTACTCTTCTGCAATAATCTCTTTTAACGATTTTTTTTGTGTTATACCAGTACTCATATTAATCTTTAAGTGGTCTTACTAAATCGTAATTTTTATCTTTTAATTTTGTGTAAGCCTCATTTCTTAATTTTGTAACTAGTTCTATTTCTTTTTCAAAATTAACAATATCCGTCATTATTTCTGCTTTCAATTCATTAACATCTCTTTCCATACTCCAAGTTTCAATTTTACCATCTTCTTGAACTACTTCATAAGTTTGTTTTGCATCATCATACGCTTGTTGAAATTGTGCAATTACATCTTTACCATGTGCAATCATATTAGAATACATTTTATAATCTTCATATTCTTTCCACAATCCATCTACTTTAATTTGAGATTCTCTTAATGTAAGACAGTGTAAACAATATCCAGTTTTAGATATTAATTTTTTATCAACTCTACCTACTTTTATTGTTTTGCAATTATCAGATTTACAAGTATTCAATGAATCTAAATACGCTCTAACTTCAGCCATAGTATCACCCAATTCGGATGTTTCTATTTTACCAGCTTCCAATTGTTCCCAAGACCTACCATCGGTATCGGTCCATTTTTCACCAATTGTTCTTTTTACCTTTTCTTTATCTGCTCCAGAAAATGAAATAAATGATTCCTTTTCATATTCAGCCCCATGCATTACCATATCTACCAACTTTCGTCTAGTTGGATGCATGAATTTTTTATTGAATTCTCTTGCCATATTACTTACGATATATTTGTATATATAAGTATATCAAAATAAAGAAAACGATTATTTATCAAAGAAAATACCTAAAATTTGATTTAGGGGTGCGAATGCGCCTGTTAATTTGTAAGTGTTACCTCCATAGACAAATACAATACCCTCATTTGGTACAATCTTTTCGAATCCACCCAAAGCATTTAATCTTTGTAATTCTAATTTTAATTTTGCAATCTTCTTAGGGTCACCACTTGCTTTTACTTGGGATATTGTTGTTTCTAAACGTGCTACCATTTGTCTTTTAGCACTATCAGGATTTGCAGTAAGTACCGATTCCATAAACGATAATACATCCGCACCAACTCCTAAGAATATCTCCTCAAATCTCATTAGATTTTGCTTTGATATCTTTTGTTGGTCTTGCTTATCGGTTTGTTCAGCCCATGCTCTTAATTTGTCATCAGTTATTTCTGCTATACGGAAACCTTTGTCCCCAAAAGCCCATCTTTTAATTAATCCTATTTTTTGTTGATAATCTAACTTCTTAGCTTTCTTTTCTACGAAATCAGTCCACCATGATTGATGATAATCCGCCACACCATCACTATCTGCTAACTTAAACTCATTTTGAAGTTTAGTAATCATTCCTAAATACTTTCCTTGCAATTTAGAAAGGTGTTCTGATTTAGGAAGTTTATTAATTGGAGGGCCCTGTATTGTGTACTTAGATTGAACGTGTGCATTTACTTGCTTAATCATTCCACCCAATATAGATGCCGCTTGTTGGTTTTCACCTACAATAGTACCATCCATATCATAATCAAACGTACCATGAAATACTAATAGGGGTTGATTGTAGGGGATTACATTTACAGACGTTGGATATATTACTTCTAAGTTCATAAACGAACTACCATCCTTAAAAACCTTCTTACGTTGAGGTTCAGATAGGGCTGCTATTGCTGCGGATAAATCTTTCATAGCGAAATTATATGCATCGGTTAATCCACCTCTACCGGCAAACTTATCTGCTACTTGTCCTATTGTCATAGCGCCAGTTCCTTTGTTCTTTAGGTGTGATTTGTTACGAGCTGCAACTAATCTACCATTTACCCAACTAACTGCCAATGCTTGTCCATCAGTCTTCTCTCTTGCTAATTCTAAATCACCATTAAGAGCTCTTACCACAATTTGTTTTAAATCACCAAAGGTAAGATTCATCTCAATATCAAATGGATGGTTCATATGACCATACGCACCACCTTCAGTTAATAAAGATTCTTTAAGAAAATCAATTGGGGATTTTAAATCATGCTTTAATATACGATTGTAATTATCAGTTGTATCTTTATGATTATCTATTGGTAATTTTTGGTCTACTGCTTTTTTCTTTTCTCTTTTAGATGGTATTTCATCAAAGAAATCCCAACCTTCCAAATTATCTAAATAGTATTTTTGCTTATCATAATCATCCCATGTACCATTCCATTGAGTACCAGTTGTTGCATTTCCATCATTATAGAAAGCACCATTACCACTTGCTTCAGCTATACTATCACCTTCAATACTTGATAACTTTTGATAATAATTTAAATCTTCCCATAAATGGTCCATTGCTATTTCGGCTGCATATCTAATATCAGATGTATGCTCCATTTCAACTCTAATACCATTTATCAATTTAGGTTTAATATATTCTGCTGCAAATTGCTTTGGTTCGTAATATCCTTTAGAATCCCACTTATTAGCCAAATCAATTAAAGTTTTACCATTTGCCAAACCACCAGGAATTTTATCTTCATCAATTTCTTCATAACCACTTATTCCTTTGTTGTTAAGTTTTTTACTAACCTTCTTAACATCATCAGCTTTTGGTGCTCCATTAATATATCCACCCGGCAAACTCAAACCCACACCAGCTCCACCCGGCAATCCCATCTCATCTAATATAGAATCAAAATCTTCAACTATTTCTTTAATATCTTCTTTTGAAATTATTGTATTTTTTTGATTATCAGGTAATTCCCAAAATCTTTTAGGTTTTTCTAATGGAGTATCTCTATTAGTTTCTTCCCAATCTTCAACTTTATGCGGGTCATCTGCTGGATTTAATGTACTTTGTGTTACGTTTTTAACTTTATAATACGCTTTTCTAAATTGAGTTTCGGTATCTTTTGATTTTCCTTTACCTCTCATATCATCGGCTTTTGGAGTATGTAATTGAGTATATCCACCTTGATTAAACCAAGGTTCTGGTTTTGTTGTATTTAATATTCTAGCTTTTCCATCAGGAATATATCCAGTATCAGGTTCACCAGGATCTGCACCGTATCCACCGAGATTAATTTCTTTTAGGTTTTCTTTTTTAGGAATTCTAAACGTTGCTACCTTTTTACCATTGATTGTTGGCATCCCCCAATCATCAGTTCCTATTGTTTTTACAACTACTTTTTTATTTTTAAATCTACCCATTAAAATAGTATCACCAATTTTTACGTTTAGTTTAATTTCTTCGTTAATACATTCTTTTAAACTCTTTAACTTAAGAGTAATTAATTTAAATATCTGAGAATCAAACTTTGGATATGCTTTTGTAAAGTTTTTCTTTCTATCATCCGAGCTACCAGCACTTAACCAATATCTAACATCAGTACCACTAATAGGATTTGATTGAGCAGGTGAAGCATACACATATCCTTTATCCAAATATCCTTTCTCTACTTTGCCTTTATATGGAGTAAAGTATTTACCACTTAAACGATTTTCATCCTTCTCTCCAACTACAACTATTAAACCAGTTGTATCAGATTCATACTTTTTTAGTATTTCTTCAGGCGCATATGGATTTTTAATATTGACAATTTTGTTTGATGGAATACCAAACATTGTTGTCATTATTACTTTCTTTTCCTTAAAATTAAATGGAGATTTCTTTGAATCGGTAACATTAGAAGTTCCGATATATACACTATCCTTACCGAATTTGCGTACTAAATTATCATAAGTTGCGTAGTGTCCTTTATGAAATGGTTGAAAACGACCCGAATAGACAACAACTACTTTGTCCATTTGAGCCGCTTCTCCCAATATTGTTTCTCTTAAAAAGTTTGATAATTCGTTCATTATATAGTTCTTGCTATATAAATATTCGATATTATTGTTTTACTACTTTCATTCCGCTTCCAGAAGATTGTTGTGCTTGCTGTTCAGCTTGTTGTTTTCTAGTTGGTGCACCTGGTTGATATTGAATTGTACCGTCTTGTAAGTTAATTCTACCTTGTGGGTATCTATCATCCAAAGCCTCAATGATTTCTTTCAATTGAAAATTAATAGATTTAAACTCATCTTCACCTTTTTGCAAAACATCATCCAATCCGGTTAATTCATCTTGGATTTCTTTTTTTCTAAGATAGATTTGTCCAAATTCATTAATGATACCTGCAGATTTTTGATTTAAATCTTTAATACTTTCTAGCACATTTTCGTCTAATTTAACGATTTCAATCTCAACTGTTGTTTTTTGTGGAATGTTATCTAATCCTGCCATAATTTTGTTTTTTATTGTTTATATATATAAGTATATTGTTTTTTATTTTTTATAAGAATTTTTCCAATTCTTTTATTACCATTTCTGATGTTATTGAGTTTGTACACTCAAATTGTCTATCAGTTCCCTTATGGTCCGGACACCAATTCCAATCACCAGGATCCAATCTAAGTCTATTAAAACATCCCTCACATTTACCTTTTGGTGCTGCTACTCTATAACAATCTTTCATCTCGGCCCAATCGTATGAGAATCCACTAATCAATACAGTTGGAACATTTAAACTCCAACTCAACCAACTCAATCCACTACCAATACCAATAAATGCTTTTGATTTTAACATTTCATCCATTACCAATTCTAATGGTCCATTGGGATGTTGTACAATTCCGTTTGGTAATTTATTTCCCATATAATCATCACCCTCTCTCGAAAGTAATTTTACAACATACCCACGTTCCTTTAACCAATTAACAACATCTTGCCATCCTGTTGGGTTATTCCAAAATTTAGATTGAGCGGTCCCAAATATACCAATACAAACTTGTTTAAGATTTGGGTCTATTTTTATATTTCGTTTTTTTATTTTAGTTCTAACTTCTATGAAATCCAATCCCAATATATCGGAACACATTTTTTGCATTGTTTGTGTTTTAGGGTCTATTGGATTTTTCATTAAATTTATAGAACTATCATCATTGTAAAATAATCCAACACAATACATCGCGTAAAGATTTTCAACAGGAGTTCCTGGTGATACAAATGTTACATTGGGATATTGTTGTATAAACATATCGTTCATAAATGTTGAAGTTGTTACTTCACATTCGTGTTTTTTTCTAAATTCTTCAACATACGCTACCCATGCCAAAGAATCCCCTAATGCCTTTGAATCCATTGCTATATAAACACGCTTACCTTTTGCATTATAAATGTACTCATACCATAATTTATCATTTTCATAAATTTTTATTTTCCATTCTACAAAATATTCAATATTTGATTTACACCAACAATTGTTTTTTATAGTTGCTGCATAATGTATTTTATTGGTTTTATTATCTATAAATTCAACTTTATATTCCGAAGCCTTACTTCCTTTTATTTCTACATACGGTCCTTTAACAAAATGAACTATCACTTTGTTTTGTACCTCAACTATATTATTTTTGTTCTTTTTTAAATTATCGTATATCATTAACTCCAAGTTTTAACTGTTAAATCCAATAAAGAGAATCCCTCTGCTTGCTTACTATACATTTTGTTTGTTGTATATCTTGGTCTTGGGTGATTGATAAATACATGATTAAACCACAAATCACCAACATCCCAACCACAATCTTTTAATCTATCGGCCCACCATTGTTTTTCTCTATTTGGAATTAAATAACAATGTGCAAGGTCTTGATTCGCTGCTGTCTTTGAAAACAACTCATCAATTTTTGTTTTTTCTCTTGATGGGTTATCTGCAAATGAAATAAATGGAACATTATCTCTTTCTGATAAGAAACATGCTTTATGTACTATTTCAACAAATTCTTCCAAACCCGTATAGATAAATGCATCTGCTTCAAATACTAAAGTGTAATCAAATTTTTCAGTATCCATAGTTTCCAATGCCATTCTATGTGCTAAGTAGCAACCATAGTGTCTACCAGTCATCCATCCTAAACCTGCACCAGGGTATAACTCACCCGGCTTATTATCTTTACTTATATGTTCTGGCCTTCTACAATTTTCAGCTGGTGCAAATCCCTCGTATGGTTGATTTACAATCGGTTCGTAATACATTCCATATTTTTCCAATTGTTTAATAGATTGAATAGATACTCTTTCTCTCATATCATTGGGTCTAGTCAACATATGTTTTATTTGAATACGAGGTTTTTTACGATACCAAGTTCTAAATCCTCTATTGAATTGTTTATAAAAGTATTCATCCGCTGCTTGGGTAACTCCAGGAAAGAAAGTTCCTCCATAATCATCACCACTAATAACACCACCTGGTTTTACTTTTTTGTACCAAACATTAATATCATTTTTTACATCTTCGTAACTATGTCCAGCATCTAACATTATATAATTTATACTATTGTTTGAAAAGTTATTAGATGCATTATGAGATGTGTCTTTTATAATATCGAATGAGCCGTAATTATTTGATAGGACTGTGTTATCTATGAACTCATAAAATATATCTCCACTAAAACTATCTACTATATTTTTATGCAATGTTTCATTATCAGTTCCTTTGAATGTATCTATGGTTGTAAATTTTATATCTTTACCAGATTCTTTAATCTTACTTGCCATATAATTTGTAGACTTACCAAACCAAGTTCCTACTTCAACAAATGTATCTTCGTTATTTAATAAAGTAACTACATCGTTATATATATCTTCGTATGAAAACCAACCAGGTATTTCATTAAATTGCGGTTGTAGTTTTTCTAATATAATTCTTTTAATTAATTTTAAATCGTCATCAATATAAGTTACCAATGGATTATTATCATATGTATCCAAATATGTATGCAATTTTCTAAATATACAAGGAAGTTTATATGAAAGTGCTTCTTTTATTGAAAGTGGATTTAATTCTAGTTTAGATGCAAAATAAAACATATCTACTGCAGAATAAAATGTATCCACATCGGTTCGTTCTCCCCATATTACACAATTTTCAGGAACATGCTCCATCAATGGGCCCCAATAATGTTCAAAATTTCCGGCCTGATTTCCTACGAAGTGAAATTTAATTTTATATTTTTGTAGTTGAGTTGCTATTGCAAATATTTCTCCTTGATTTTTACCTGGTGCAAATAACCCAACATTAAGTACATGCTTCCAAGTTGGGTCTAATCCTAATTCCTTTTGTGCAGCCTCTTTATCAAATACATAATCTTCAATAGGATATTGCCATATGTCGGTTTCTACTCCAGTTTCAATAAATCTCTGTCTACTCCATTCTGATACTAAAATGTATTTATCAGGATGGTAAGATATTTCAGATGGGTTAGTTAATGAACCATGTGTAGATGCTACAATAAAATATGACCTATTTTTTTCAAATATTTTATCTAATACAAATGGAGCTAAATCAAATTCTGGTATTTCTTGAAAATGTATAATATCAGGATTAAATTTCTGAATTATCTCTAGTATCGTAGATTTATCATCCCCCAATGTATGTATAGGTACTAACGATTTGATTCTATTTTTTTGAACAACAAACGCATCACCACCGCTATTGTTTATTTCAACAACTTCAATCTCAAAATCTTTTATGAATTCTTTTACCTGCTTATATAGGTATTGTGGTTGTCCTCCGGTAGATAAATGGGGAGCAACATAGAGTAACTTCTTTTTTAACATATTTTTATTAATTGTAACAAAGATACGAAATTATATTGAAAGCACCAAATTTATTTATTCTGCAGATTCAAATAAAACAACACCTTCTTGCAAATCAACTTCTCCCTTTGGATATAAGTTTTCCAAATCTTTGATAACTTGATTAAATTCCAATCCAATTTTGTCAGATTCGGTTTCTATATTTTCCTTAACAGATTCCAATTTTTTAATTTCCAATTGCAATTCTCTAATTCTTAAATGAATTTGTCCTAAATTTAATATCAATTCGTTTGCTTGAGTTTGGTATGATATTAGAGTATCTAATGTTTCCTTTGGTAATTGTTCGGTCTTTTGTGCCATGAGTTAGTATTTATATATAAGTATATATTTTTAATTTTTTTATACTGGAATACTAATATACTAAAGTGGAGGAGTTGGAAATACATATGGAATTGTTTCCGGTATATCCCTTAATTGTTGTCTATAAACCGCCCATTCTTCCTGCTTTTCAGATGTTAGTGGATTATTTGGCAATTGTGTCCAATCCGATTGGTTAAGTAAATTGTTTCTATTACTTTTAACTATTGCCAATTCGTTAGCATCTATTTCTTCTTGTATAAGTGGAGTATGTGTGTGCACTCCATCTATTAATTTATATCTACCAGTAGTAGCTTCTTTCCATTGCTCTTCTGTCAATTCTACATTTGGTGTTGGTATGTTATCACCATGTATTTCTTCAGTATAGAATCCGGTATAATCACCTGTCTCATTAAATGTTGCGTAGTAAATCATATATTTTTATTTTTTTAAGCTCCAATTGCCGACCACCATCCACCTACTGCATCAAATACTGCGCTAAATCCTGCTGTTGTTAGACTACCAGCATGATTATATCCATTTGCTCCCGAATTGAGTCTGTTTGTTGTTACATGTACTGAATAAACAGCATTAGGGAACGTTATTGGAAATACCACAGGTGTTGCTGTTGTAGTGTAGGCTTGGTATCCCCATTGTAATATAATTCCATTTGTTAAATATGTATATCCGTTCGTGGCTGCAACGTATGGAGTTCCATAGTAATGCGCAGAATACATATAATCATACTTTTCATAAGATGAACCAACCGTTCGTCCAGTATCATTTGGTAGTATATTATCCGTTCTGATATTTCCACCGAATACCTTAAGTAAATCCCCAACAGCCGCTCCCGTAGCTCTTCTTGGTATTCTAACATATTTATCCGAATCCGATATTACTTGCAAACCACCTGCATTAATTTCAACAAAGTTGGCTGGAGCTAGTATTGACATTGTATCACCGAGTGCTGTCATTGTACTAAACGCATTAAACGTCCAATTTGAAACTGAAGTGCTATAACTATCGACAGTCGCTCCTAAACTTACCGCGGTGCCCGCTGCTGCGTAAAAATAAAATGCATATCTAAATCTTATCAATCCTGTAGCACTTAAGAATATATTGGTTGTAATTTCTCCACCGGTAAATGGATACGAAACTGCAGATATTGTATTTGCAGGGGTAAGTGCCCAATAACTAGGATTGTGTGATATTATATCATTTGAAATGTAGTTATGTGCAACAGGTACAACAAACGTATATACAGTTTGAACACTTTCAATAATTTCAACATTATCTACAATTACTAATTTTATAGTATTGCCATCTTTTATATTTATTTTACTTTCACCCGGTATTAAATCACTTACTTTTATTTCTGCATTACCGTCTAGCCAAAATCCATGTGTTTCGGAAACTTTCACTTCCTTACCGCCAGCTGATACTTTGAATATTTTATTAACAGTTCTGGTTTTGATATTTTCTATTTTGTATTTTTTAAACGAACTATGCCAATCCCACGCCGTAATAATTTGTCCTACGATAACATCTTTTGCGTAAATACTTTCACCAAATTCATTTATAATTAAAGTATCACCCGTAACGGAGTAAAAATCTTCTATATAATAGTTACCCTCATCATACTCTCCGGTTGAACTGGAATTACCAATATACGACTGCCCTATTACACTATCATCACTAACCTTAACAGCTTCTAAATACAAATACGCAACCGCTGTTTGTGGACTAGAGTATCCTCCGTGTTTTTGCTCTGAGTATTGAGGGAAGTACGATGGAAAGGTGGTGGTATGTGATATTGAATTCGGTGGTGTTTCTACTTCGAAAGTAGGTATATTCGCAGTTACTTGTACAAATCCAAGTTCTGTAACGTTATATCTACCTAAATTATTTACGCCATCCGATACACTACCGGAAGTTGTATATGCCGAATATTTTACTTCTTGAGTAGTATAGCCCGCTGTGGTTGTTATAGATGGAGTTGGTAATGTATATGAACCAGTAAGATATAATATTATAGGTGTAGCACTTGGAGATGATAATGCTTTTACAGGAGAAATACTTACTTTTTTTACCCTACCAGCACCACTACCAGTATAAAATTGTATTTCAGGAATATTTGGGTCAAGTATTATTTGAGAATCAGTATCTCTTAATGCTCTTGTAG